GTATGGGTGCTCATAGTCGTTACGGATGCAGAAAGTGAGCGATGGTCCGAAGGGGTCTGGAGTTTTGGTCCTCAAAACCTCCTCCAACAGGACTAAATTGGGATGGGTGGGAGCCATGATTCCCATGCGCTTTACGTGCTGGATGATGTAATTGAGAATGTGATGATCGCATCCATCCCCCACCTTGCGAGCAACCTCTGCGGTGCATTTGGGATGATTCAGGATGTCATAGGGGGTTTTCCAATCGTCTACGCTAAGGCTGGGAAAGTGTGACGCTGCCTCCATCAGCACCCTCTCCGTGACATTTGGACCCTCCAGTGCTGCCCTTCTGATCCACACATGGTATTGCGGCCCACTCACGATGCTGAGAAGAACGCTTTCTGTGGCTGCTTCTGAAGCGATTGCGCTGAGAAGTTCTTTTGGAATGTTCCATCCACTGCGGTTGTACTCATTCCTCTGGAAACGCCGGAGATCGTATTGGAGCATTTGGGTATCGTTGTCGAATTCACTACGATCCAGTTTGTGAAGATACCCTTGTTTCTCCCAGTCTTGGAGAACACTATTCGCAATGTAGCGCGTTTGCTTAAGTCTGCTCTTGAGAGCTTTTTCAACAATGGGCTTGAACTTCTCCTTGCGGAATGGATTACGGATACCTGAAATAGCATAGACTAACGACAAGCCCACTTCGGGATTCGGATGCTTCAGAGAACGGAGGAGAAAGTCGAAGGTGACATTGGGGTGCTTCAGGATGGCGCACATGTCGTATGAGCAAATTCTCCGTGATTCCATTGCCTTGGAGAACACATCCCCATTCGCATTGGGATTCTCCAGACACGGAAGGGTCGTATCGTACCTCTTGACGCCTTCCATGAGAACTTCAGGAGTTGCATTGGGATTCTTGGCAGCAGCAGCACGAACCTTCAATGAAAAGGTGGAGTACTTGAGGATTTTCCTAAGGACTTCTGGGGGCACACGGGGATGTTGTGCAACCCACATGTGGTGATCTTCATTCATTCCCTTTAAGATATTGAGAAACTCCTTTGTGGTGGGAGTTTTCTCTTGGGTGGTGTCGTTTGTGGTAGTCATTTTGTTTGCCCGAATTTTCTTAAGAGGCGGCTTTCTGTGCCTTCAGAGCAGCGACCTGGAGTTTAAGAATGGGATCCTTTTGTAACCTCTCTTGAGCAGCACTGCGGACTTGCTCAATCTTATCTTCCAGAGCCTTCAGCATGATTTCGGGAGTGACATTAGGATTCAGGGCAGCACCACTGCGGATACCTTCATCTTCATCCTCCATTGCCTTCCGCAGAATTTCAGGAGTGGCATTGGGATTCTTGGCAGCATAATAGCGGACCCAGCAATACTCGTCACCCATTGCCTTCAGGAGGACTTCAGGAGTGGCATTGGGATGCTTGGCAGCAAAACTGCGGACATCTTCATCCTTGTTGTCTAGGTCTTTCAGGAGTTTATTGGTAGTCTTGGTAGTCATCTTGTTTTCCTGCCCGAATTTTCTTAAGATGCGTCATTGGAGGTGTGGGGGATTCCCGTTGCCCATACGGAGCCATCACGACGAAAGTGAACGGAGTGAGCAGAAGAGACAGGTGACGTATCCTCATCGGTGAAGTACGGATGAGTATACGGATTGTAGCGTACTCTTCGTGGACTGTCAAGGGTAAAGAGCGGAGGAATCTTGGCAGTTTTCCACCGCCCACGCACTCCTGCGTGAACATTCTTCACCCTTTGGGCGAGAACACGTTCGCGCCCTGCTGAAGAAACATGAAAAGTTACTCCACCAGACAGAAGAACTTCCTCCAGAAGGGCAATCACCTTTCCTGTGTACCTGTCTTTCACCGACCAACACGCCTTGTGGAGATTCCTGTACACCGTCACAGAAACGTCTACTCCCTCTGGGTAACGCAGATACGGAGGCTGTTCTTTTTGTGATGTGGGCATGGGTGAAAGGTTTTTAAGGTTTAAGAGTAATTTTTAAGTTTTTTAAGGTACGATTATCTACATATTGTGATGTGTGCGTAATTGAGGTACAATTACTTGTTTGCCCGAATTTTCTTAAGAGGCGACTTTCTGTGTCTTGAGAGAAGCGACTTGGAGTTGAAGAATGGGATCGTTTTGTAAACTCTCTTGAGCAGCGCTGCGAACATCCGAATTCTTGTCTCCAATTGCCTTAAGCAAAATTTCGGGAGTGGCATTGGGATGATACGCAGCAGCCTCACGGATCTTAACAAACCTGTCTCCAATTGCCTTCAGCAGGACTTCAGGGGAGGCGTTGGGATTCTCCGCAGCATTATAGCGGACATCCGAATTCTTGTCTCCAATTGCCTTAAGCAAAATTTCGGGAGTGGCATTGGGATTCCCGGCAGCAGCATAGCGGACACTGTATTCCTTGTCTTTCATTGCCTTCATCAGGACTTCGGGAGTGGCATTAGGATTATCGGCAGCCTTCCAGCGAACTTCCTTATAATCGTCTTCCATTGCCTTCAACAGGACTTCGGGAGAGGCATTGGGATTCCCGGCAGCACAATAGCGGACAACGCGATCATTGCTGTCTAGGTCTTTCAGGAGTTCTTCAGGAGTATAAGTAGCCATGTCAGCTATCTCCATTAAAGGCTTCATCGGTATAACGAATGACGCTCTTGATCTTGCCATAATTGCGACGGGCAAACGCTACAATGCGCTTGTATTCCTTGGCGGTGCAGTAAAAGTGGACATCAAATCCACTCCCTCCACAGCCACTCCCGCAAAAATATGGCTGGTAAAAATCTTCAAGTGCATGAGAAATATCAAAATAATCTCCACGGCTGTAAAAGAAAATGTAGTGGTACTTGATCGGCTTCTTGGTCTTGATTTTATTAGTCATTTTGTTTTCCTTAATTTTCTTAAGAGGCGGCTTTCTGTGCCTTCAGAGCAGAGACTTGGAGTTGAAGAAGGGGATCGTTTTGTAAACTCTCTTGAGCAGCGCTGCAAACGGACCAATCCTTGTCTCCAATTGCCTTCAGGAGTACTTCGGGAGTGGCATTGGGATTCCGGGCAGCATGGCGGCGCACACGAACAGACCTGTCTTCGATTGCCTTCAGCAGGACTTCGGGAGTAGCATTGGGATGCTCCGCAGCAGCACAGCGGACATAACCATTCTTACTGCCTAAGTCTTTCAGGAGTTCTTCAGGAGTACTGTTCTTAGCCATGCTCATCGTATGGTAGCACAAGAGGCTAGCGCCGTCAAGTATAGTACGCTACTTTGACATAGATTACATAAAAGATAAAGATTACTTCTTCAATTTTTTCTTTTTAGCACTGTAGAGCAAGGAGTGAAGTGGATCATTCCATCCACTCCTGATTGCCTTGGCGTTTGCTGCTGCTTCGGAGCGAACAAGCTTGCTGGAGTCAATGGCAGCTTCATTCCACAGAGAACGGCTGATCCTTCCATTGGAAGCGGCTGCTCCACGAACTTCTGGACACGGATCTGCCATTGCCAATCGGAGTATTTTTGCCGTGGCGTTTGGATTTCCTGCCGCCGCAAAACGGATCAAGGGATGCGGATCTCTCATGCACTTTGACAGCATTCGTTCGCTACGGGAGTGAGAAGCAGTAAACGCGCCTTCCACAATGTCATTTGTCGCCTTGCGATACTTCTTGCTCACTTGAAATTCCTCATTTCGTGTATCTCAATCTCTGTCATGCCGATGGCAATGCCGACACACAGAAAAGCAATAAAGGTCAGAATCATGAAGTTGAGCCACAACAAATCCAATAGATCAAGAGTTTGGGGACTTATCTTCACTTACCGTCATCTTTCTTGAAGCAGTCCCAGCCCCTTGACTCAGCAATGGCATGAGGATCGTGTAAACGAGAATTGTCAAACATGAGGGAGTTGTACTGCGCTTGCGACTGGGCAACTTCTCGTCTTGCCTCGTCACGCTCCTTCAGCGCCTGATTGCGCTCCTCCATCAGGCGCAGGGCATCATCGGAAAAGCGCTCTTCCTGCTCCCTCGCATCGTCGCGTTGAGACACGAGTTCGTCAATCATGTCCTTCATTTGAAGCATCAGAAGACGATGTTCATACCATCTGTCTGGATCAAAATATCTGATTGCCTCAGAAAGTGACTCGTTGATGTGTCTCAGCCTTATTTCCTGTGGCTTTGGTTCAAGTGCCATCTTGCGTGATTCCTTTCACTTCAAAAGAATATTTATGTTTAATCATCCCAGCCCAATGCTTTGGAGATTGGCTGAAACCACTCGGTGTGTGTTGGATGTGGGTAGATGCCAAGCCTCGCCAATTTCCATAGAACTTCTTCTGCTCGCTTACGGCAGTCTTCCAAATCTGCGCCATTTTTTGCTTCGGCAGCAATTTCTCGCAGATCACGAATGAAATCTGCACGGGTGGAAGATGTCGGTCTGTTCATGTCGAAATCCATGGGACTCCTCAGTCGGCAATGGGTTCTGCTGCGGGGGATTCGATGACCACTTTGCCCGCCTTGCGCGCAGCACGAGCCTTGCGGAGAAGAGCGCGAAGAGGATCTTTCCACTTCTTTGCGTTCGGGTGCTTACGCGCTGCCTTGCGAACATTTTTGTTGGGGTCTTCCAGAAGAGTATGCCACTGACCCTCCGTGAGGTACACGGAACTTTCAGCGATCTCAATGCGGACATCGGTCCATTTGCTGACCAATGCAGCCTTGTGAACATCAGCACCGCACACCGTCTTGCTCCAACAGGCGTATTTTGTGATGGATGTGCGAATATCTGGAGAACGACTGCTAAGAGCCTGAACAGCCAAATCACTGTAATTGAGCATCTCGGAGTTACTTACTGCCTCCATGCGGACCCTCCGGGAAGCGTCCTGAAGCGCAAGCCCCAAAACCGTCTTGCTCGCGTGACAACTGTCTGCAGCAGTTCCCCGCACATCCTCATACTCGCAGGTCATGCAAATGAGTTCCTGCTCCTTTGTCAGACGAGCATTTTCGATAGCCATACACATGAGACGGCAATCTTTGGACGCAAGAGCCTTGTCGATGCACCGCTTCGACAGCGATTGCTGAGCAACATTGTATGCGATCTCCTTCATCTTCTTGTCCTTGCAGTTCACAAGGTCCAGAAGGCAAAACACAAAAGGCTCATCCAGCTTGTTGGAGTAATAGGAGAAATCAATCTCTGCAAAATTTTTGGCTATCAATTTTAAGAAGTTGTCGCTGTGAACAGCATCTTTAAAGAACTTTGCAAGAATGGGATTGATCTTGTTTTTCTTTTTGGCAGGCATGGTGGTTTCCTTGTTTCAGAATTATCTCTTGTTGTATTCGGCAGCAGTCTGGCGGGTGTAGTTGAAACTAATGGGCGACCCAAGCTTGTTCACGACATTCCGATGGAGAAGCCGCTTGATGTTTCTGAACTTCTGTGAAGTGCAGTACAGGTGGATGTCGAATGCTCCCGTCTGGATGAACATGCCTGATCCGTACACGGCGCTTTCGTAACGCTCCTCCAGCAGATCTCTGGTGGAGATGTAGTCACCCTTCTTGTAATGGATGAAGTAGTGGTGCTTCGATGGCTTTTTCGTAGAAGTGGCAAGTGTCATAGAGGTAGTTTACGCAACCGTTGGGGGCTGTCAAGAGGTGTATGCTACTTTTCCGACACTTTTTAAAATGAAAATTTATGCCGCATTTTTTAAACTAGCCAAACTGTTTGTCCGTCTAATTTTTCTGACTAATGACTCTATGTTTTTCAATGTTCTGTGGTCTGATGGAGTTTTGCTTGTCACCACAGTTGCTCCATCACGATTCTTCCAAACTAAGTGTTTGCCTTTTCTTGAAATGAAAAAGCCGTTTTCTTTCATGAACTGTTCGATTGCTTTGCAAGTATTCATGGTTGTGGCCTCGTATAGATACAGGTCCAACATCTGAAGATTCAGAGCACAGAAAACGGCAAGATTTCAAAAAAGTACTGAACCGATTACAGGACGCTATTTCTGGCCCTGTGATTCGTCAGGGAAGCAGTCCCACTTCCTCATTGCTGCATAACTTTGAGGAGAGATCTTTCCCTCAAAGTTGTGAGACTTCAACTCACACACTTCGCGTCTTGCCTCATCTCTTGCCTCCATCATGGCAGAAATAATGCTCTCTGTTTTTTTTATGTCTTCAGGTGGCATGATGGAGTTGTGGATGTCGATGTATCCACACTCTAATCCTGCAAAGTACGCATCTGGACCAAATCCAAATATCTGATACAGAACGTATCTGTAAGAGCCACGGTGCACAAGGTCTCCTTCATGGATTCTCTTGCAGACTTCATAGAACGCCCTTAAACGATCATCGTTAGAAAGTCTGTTCCAAAAGTCTTCCGCACTCTGCTTGAAGTTTTCTTTTTCTTCTTGCAAACAATCATCAATAGATTTGCCGTCTTTTCCATTTTCGGAAAGCGCTTTGACCAAAGAATCAATTTGCTCTTTTTCTGATCGTGAATCGCTATCCATTTTTATACTCCCGCCTCATTCATTAAAGGAGCCTAAGTGCCTCTGAAAGACACTGGTGTGCGTCGTAGAGATAAGAAGAAGCTCTCTTTGCAGAGTCAGCACTTCTTGCTCGGTTTATGCTCCTGACAGCATCATCAAGTATAGAGATGCATGAATAAAGGTCTTTCTGCGCTTTTTCAACAACAGACATAATGCTGTCACGAGCAGATGAGCACATCCTGATCTTCTCTATTCCGGCAACGATGCCGTAGACATCATCGCAGTCGCTCAAGACTTTTCTCTTAAAGTCAAGAACATCGCTTTCAATGTCTTCAATCTGATTGGAGATGCCTTCACGTAAGACGGCAAACTCCACAGCCCCCGCATCTGTATCAAGCAGTTTAGAAATTCTGTACAATTCATCTAAAACTGTATAAGAGGCACTATTCATGATTTGATGCCTGCTTCGGTGCGAGCCTTGTCTAAAATCTCCCACATCGGGTTGATGACATAGGTTGGATTATGCGGGTTGTCTGCGCGACTTTCTAAAATAACACCCTTTTTTTCTAGTGCACTAAGACCATTGATAATTCTTCCCGCAAAATACTCACTGCTTCTTGAGGTGTGACTTGTGCGGTAATAAGCCTCAAAAAGACCGTACATCTCGCCAAGGGTCAATTTGCCTTTGCGCAAAAAAACAATCGCCATTTCCTGAATCTCTAGTCTTGAAGGACTGGATTTATTCACGGAAAAATCCCCTTTATTTCGAAGGGATCGTGGGGATGATTTTCACCATCTGGAAGAGAATCCAAACTCCCCATGCCGTGAAGCCAGCAAGAACAATGCACTTGATGGCAGAAACTGGAATCGACAGAGTGATGTACTCAGATTTTTCTTTTGGAGTAGACATTGCTGCTCTTTCTCAAGCAATCGTTGCTGTAGTGAACTTTGGGATCAAACGGCCAGACTTCATTGGCGTATGCGTATCCCAAGAATGCAATTGCAGATGGGAGTCCGATAACAAAAAACCAAATGAACAGGTCGTGGTGCATACTTATCTATCAGTATCCCGACCAGTGGCAGAGTGACCGCAAACTTCAGTTTTTTGCCGCTCTCAGCAGATCGTAAAAAGGCGTGAGAGAAAAATCAATGCATGACACCTTGCCCAGAGCATCTCTTACACATGTTTTTTCAACGTAATTTTCTCTGACAAGGTTGTTGACAGAGTACTCAAACTCTCTCTTGAGCAAACTTTTGTGCTTTTTCATTAAACATCTCTGCAGCGTATCGTAATCAATCTTACTTGTCTGAGAGATAGCACAAATGATGTCTTCTTCCAAACGACTCAAAGAATTACCCATTTGCTTCCTTTGCTTTGTTCATCAGTTCTCCAAAAGGATTGATGAAGTAAGTTGCTTCTTCGTGAAAAAACGGTAAGAAACGACTCTTACCACCTTTGCTCGTTGCAATAATGATGCTGCGAGCCATCATGTCGTCAATTACTTTGCTCAGTTCTGTTGAATTGATGCCTTCTGGAATGTGCTCCGAAGCAGCAAACATCAACTGGTTAAATGAATAACCTTGATCAAGTTCCATTCTCTCACGGATACCAGTTTCCATGAGGTGCATGCGCTCGGAACTATCAGTTCTTCTTTTCAACTATGCCTCTCTTTTTAATCCTGTCTCGCACTTCTTCAAGAGATATCGGAGTATAGCCAATTCTCTCTACACATACAGAGAAATATCTTAAGTCCTCTGAAACATGTGGTCTCATAATGTCGTCTGGGGAGCCATCATAGTTCTCCAGTACCGCTTCTGCGTGAAGATGTGCGTGGATGTTAACCCAGTTTGTCTTGCTCCGGTGCCTGTAAAGAGACCCTGGGTGCAGTGGGATGTGCGACAGCACTTCATCAGCAAGTTGATGAGTGGCACGAATGTCGTAAAAATACTTCCTGTAGACGGACAGGTCCATGGTGTCGTGGTTACCCTTGATGAGAACCTTAGAGCCATGAAGAGTTGAAAGAATCTCCATGTCTTTTGGCTTGAACGCAACATCGCCAAGCACATACACCTTGTCTCCTGGCTTAACGGCAGAGTTCCAGTTCTCCACCATCTTTGCATCGCCTTCTGCTGCGCTTGAAAAAGGGCGCACTTTCTCTCCATTGAATCGCCTGAAGCCGTACATGGCTTCATGTCCAAAGTGAGTGCAACCAATCAGCCATGTTTGACTAGACATTTCTTTCAGCAGCACCAAAGTGGATGCCGTCCGTGGAGTGTTGAACAACAAAATCAAGAAGCGTTTCAGCAAAATGATTAATGATGGCTTTTCTTCGATAGGCTCCCTGACATCGGAACTCGGCACAAACATTACCGTCTTCTTCTGTCATAGACCTAAATGCATCACGAATGTGATGATGCATCACGCCGATTGCTGAGGTTAGATCATCTTTCCTGTCCTTGGAAACGCAAACTCTAAATGAAAAAATACCAAATGGTAGCTTCTTGCCGTAGTGAGGAAGAGACTTCTTCTTGACAGTTTTGTTTTCCGTCTGCATTTTTAATCCTGATTTGAAAACTCCGAATCCTTGAAGTTGACAGGCTCGTAATTGCTCACATCAAAGTTTACGCGATTGTGCCCAAAGTGCTTATCGACACGAAAGATGTTGAAAAACGGCAAATGACAATCTTCAATCATTCTTGCGTCACCCTGATTAACGGGACGAAATTGACTGATACAGATAGGCCCGTCCATTGAAAGAAAATGAAAAGTAAAAACCATGACTTCCATTTTCAAAACGAACGGATGATCTGCTGGGACCTGTTCCATGGAGCCATGATCTCTAACAACTTGCTCCACAAGCGCGCTCTTCAATTCTTGAGAACTGATAGGAATTTTCTTTTCTGCACACATTTTATCCAAGTCTTCCGCATGCTCCTTGCGCATAAAGCAAGACCATGCTGTTGATGCAAAAGTAACAACAATCGGCTGATCTTCAAAGTCTTCTGCGACCTTATAGATGATCTGAGAAGTGGCTTCAAAAAATAAGTCTTTTTCTTCAATGCAACCAAGATTATTGGGAGAAATAAAAGCAACTCCACCACTGTAGAAAGCAGTCGCGTGTGGAGGCATATCTTGGTTATTTTCTTTCCTATAAGAATCCATTGCCGTAAAGGTTCTGTCAGAGATCACCTCCAACAGTTCCTTGATGCTGGCTCCGTCCTCGCGACGATCCATCCAATCGGAAATCTTATCACCATCGTGCATTCCATCAAAGGGAGAAGTGGTGACTTCGATGCCAAAATCAGGTTCTTCCATGATCTACTCCTGCTAGCAATGCTTCCAAAGATTTTTACTTAGGATTTCTCGCACAGTGCTTTCTGAAACCCCGTACTCTTCAGAAAGTTCAGAGACTTTCTTGCCGACATCACGGTCTTTTCTCATCTTGCGAACAAGACTTTCATTAAGCCTTGCACGACCATTTTTCTCTCCTGCCCCAATAGGGAAAACAGTTGGAAATCTTTTTTCGCGCCACACCTGTCGATTCACAAGTGACAAATGTTCAGGATTAATGCACAGTCTATTGCCGCATGACGGAATTACTACTCCTTTTTTGTGCTGCATACCAGCGCAGATAAGAGCAACACGACGAACATCTCGTGGCATTCCCATGAATTTTTGAACGCCATATCCACAAGTCTTGTGGACATAGCCATTCCATAAGATACAGCCGTCAGCACTTTGAATGGATTTGCTTGAAAGAAGCTCTCTGCCTCTTACAATCCATTCTTGCTCAGTATATGGTTTTCTCATTGCTTGGGCAAAATGTTGAGATTAAGAAAGTAACTACGTGGCAATTTCTTTTCAGGATGATTCTCTGTGGGCTCAGAGCCAAGCACGCAGAACACATACCCGTCTTTTTCTTCTCGCACCCACATGGGAACCATCGTCGGCCCAGTGCAAGGATTAAAATTAGGGAAAAGTAATTGAATAGCAGTTGGCGTCATCATCCCAACCGCAAACCTGTAGCCTTTGGAGGACATGCGCTCCATTACTTGTGCCATTGACATGACTACAAGGTAGTGCAGGAGGCGGGCTTTGTCAAGCCCCGTACTGTACTTTTTGTAGATTACACGATGGCGCAGGCGGCGCAGTATGCGTTCATGGCGATTGCGCTTGCGGAGCCAACATTGATGCTCCGAACTGATCCATACTGAGGAATGTATAGGACATTATCGCACACTTCAAGCACCTCTTGAGGTATACCTATCTGCTCTTGGCCAAAAATCAGAACATAGTAAACTGAGGGTTCAAATAAAAAATCGTTTATGTTTTCTGAATTCTCAACATTGTCTATACCGACTATTTTGATCTTTTTGCAACCATGTAATCCGCCCAATGAGCAAAAGTAAGCAGATAGATCGTCAACAGACTTAACATGACGAAAATTAGTGTAGTTATGAGTTCCAACGGTCCCACGCCTGTCGTACTTTTTGTTTCCATAAATGACTACTTCTTTCGCCAAAAACGCATTAGCGTTACGAATAACGGTTGCAATATTAAAATCATTCCCAATGTTGCAGCAGACAACTGAATAATCAAAACGCTTGTCATTAAGATCAGCTCTAATAGCGTCGTCTTTCCAGTATGCATAATGATCTATGATATTACGTGTCTCTTTTGCATTTATCATGTTTTTGACCAGTTATTAAACAATACATTCGTGATCAATGCAATCTTCATTTCATAAAATACGTTATTATTTGAAAGTCCAACTAATAAGTGCCAATATGATAGCTAAAATACACATAGTTAAAAATCCGTCAATTGCTATGTCCGTGACAGACATAACAACTTCTATTGGTCTTACCTTTTTAGCTTCCAACAGACTTTTGATGTACTTCATTTCATTACGCTTTTCTCAAAATCTCTTCTAATTCATAAATAAATATTGCGTGCCTTGAAGTTGTAAAAAGGTTGCTTGGTGCTTTTTCAAGCTTATTCAGTGCCTCAGATATGATGGAATTGAGGCGAGCTACTTCAGTTTCTGATGAGTTTTCATTTTTAGTTGTGTTCATTATTTTCTCCTTGAAATTTTGTTTTCGTCATTCGCACTTTTTTCCAGTGCCTTTGCTATATCTTTTTCGTGACCATAATCTAAAATCGGGCTTATAGAACCACAAAAAATCCAGTTTCTCCAAAGACCGATTACACTTTGAGGAATTTCTTCAGTCGAAAAATTGGCAACGAAATGTGTTGAAACTTTTTCCATGATGCACTTCCTTTCTTTCGCAATTTGATTGTGCATATTTAAGTATCCATGCATCACTGTTTCAGTGCCACAATATGAAAAATTATGTTTCGATTATTTTTACATAACTAGGAAGTTTTAGTTTTTCAACACACTCAATCATGTGCTTCGTGCCTCTTGAGTGGCCGTCCCAAATAGCAATGAGAGCATCGCACTTTTTAGACATAACGATATTTCTCATAATGCCAGCTGCATTTCCGTACTTAGTCCAGTTTGCTGGAAATTCAGCAACTGGAATATTATTTTGCAGACCGTAATCTCTACCTAGACTGTCCACTCCCTTTGCACAGCCACAAAGTATTTCTGTGATTTTAAAACCAGAGTCTTTAATAGCCTGATTAACGACATTTTTGTCGTTAATACCTCTCGACCCAGCTATAACTACTTTCATTTGCTTTTTACCTTACTTTTTCTTTTTGCTTTTATTACGTTTCTTGGCACTTCATTAATTATAATTACAGTTCCGAGTGCGCCACAAACAAGAATAATTGCTAATTGCAGTATCGGGTCCATATTCAATTATCGACTTTTTACGCACAGTGTGTGACAGCAGAAAGGTGCGTTTAATTAAAAACGTCTACTGCGCTTACCCATAATTAGTGCTAGACCTGCGCACAAGGTAACAATACTGGCAGGGCCTGGAACATCGGGACATTTTCCGTCTATATCACCTCCATCTAATTCTGTAGATGTCTGCAAGCACACGCTTTCAACAAAATCAAACTGTATTGGTATTGCAAACTGCTGATCAACAAGTGTAAATGTTTTTACCAATCGTCCTTCAAGAAAAACTCTGTGCACCCAAAAACCGTCAGCGAATCCAGTAAAAAGCACATTAGGATATGAATGTCCTACAGTGGGCTGATAGATTCCTTCATCAGTTGGAACTGGGTGCTCAAAAGATGGAGTAAAAGAAAGCGGAAGTGTATACGCAAAGTCTAGATAGGTAGAGCCTTCTGCGTTTGACTGATGTAAAAAATTACCAGTTCCGTAAAGTCTAGAAGTTCCGAATGTTCCAAAGTTTAAAGCCATTTTATTTTTCCTCGTTAAAGATTGAATCGTCCAATACAGGCTCTTTCAGTGCCTTTTTCATGTATTTCATGTCTTTCTTCAATTCTTTCAAATTATTGCCAAATGCAGCGACAGGATCTGCGGTGCGACTCTCTGGTCTGCCGCATTTGTCATAGTAGACTTCATAAATTGCAAAGCTTTCTTCGCCACTCGTAGGACAAACTGATCTAACAACTCTGTAGTCCCATGTGGCAAGCTTTCCATTATTCTTATTCATTTTCACTTTGTCAGAAACTTCATCTGACAAGGGGACAGTGCCCGTAGACTCAAAAATCTGCCATGCGATACATCCAGCACACTTGCCCTCAAAATCTTCACACTTTTCACCCCAAAAATCTTTCATAAGTACTTCTTCTCTTGAAGCAATGCAAGCATTTTGAGAATCAAGATTAATCACAATGTACGTATTGGCGGGAAGATGTGAAAGATCACAGTCTTCATCTAAAAGAGTTTCTGAAAGCCTTTTAAGCCCAGAGGCTCTTCTCGATTCTTCCGCAACAGCAAAGTGTTCCTTACTTTCACGGTATGAATAGTATTTTTCACCAGAATGCTCAATGATAAGGTATGTGGCTACAGGATCATTTGCTCCCATGAAGTATCTCCTATACACCTATATCCAACACTGTTCTAAAAAGATAAAAAGGCCGCACATATTCATGTGCAGCCTTCAAAAATCTAAATGAAAAAACTTATTACGCTAACGCAATCTCTTTACGGTTGATCCTGATGTCTTCAGGAAACCTCAATGCAATTCTTACCTTACCCCCGTCAATTCGAACAACTTCAATCTCTCCAAGAGGGCTGGCGCTGTCGCCAATCACCACAATCTCTCCTACTTTTCGAGAAACAACTAAAACCTTCTTTTCGTTTTTTTCTTTTTGCATAACCTTCCTTGGCTTGATGTTTGAGTCACGTGACTTCTCTTGTAGTATAGAGATGTTGTCTATACTTGTCAACAGGTAATCAAAAGATTTCTCAAATCATCCCTGACTATCATAGAGAATCTTCTCTATTTTTTTAATGTCGTCAAGCATTTGAGAAGACAAAGAATTTCCAGAATAACTTTTTCTAGTTACTTTTTTATTTTTTAATTTGCTGTGAATAAAAATTGCAGCAGTTACTGCAAAAACGCAGAAAGCTGCTGCAACTGGAAGAAAGTATGCTTTAAGAATCATAACAGGCTATTATACACCTGCAAAAACTTTAATCAAGCCAGCCCTTTCATCCTTCGTATGAAAGTTTTCCACATGCCCTTGATGTCTTTCTTTGTTTTTTCAACAATTTCAGATGTCTTGCTTTTAATTTCATCAAAGTTTGCAGATGTTCCAACCGAAACGTGACTTGTAAATATAAATGGAGTTTCATCACCATTCAGCTTGGGTTCCTCAAATGAAGCAAAACCAGCTTCTTCGGGCATCAAAGTTTCTTCCTTCTTTTCCTCAGAGACATTGCATGGCTTATTGTCTTTTACTTCATGTTCTTTTGGCCATACAAACTGAGGTTTCATAGGCTTAGATTGTGCTGTCTTTGAAGTCTTCTTTTCCTTCTTCTTAACCTCTTTCTTTGCATGCTTCTTCCCATTAACTTTTTTCGAATTATCTTTTTTCTTACTCATCTTAAAACCTTTTCTGTTAAATTTTTCATGTCTTCATCAAACATGCTGATTGCTAGCGATTCCATGTTGTACTTCGGCTTCCATCCCAAAACTGACTTTGCCTTTGCGGGATTTCCTTTTAAGAAAGGAACTTCATTTGGACGGAAAAGTCTTTGGTCTATTACTACATATTGCTCATAGCTTCCTAGTCCAGCGTGATCAAAAACTACCTTCAAGAAGTCACGTACAGTGTAAGTTTCATTCGTAGCGATCACGTAGTCATCGCCAAAATCGTGCTGAAGCATAAGCCACATGGCTTCAACATAATCTGCTGCATGACCCCAATCTCTTTTAGCATCAAGATTGCCTAGACTCAACTTTCTTTGCATGCCAAGCTTAATCTTTGCAGCAGCAATTGTGATTTTGCGTGTTACAAAAGTTTCACCACGACGAGGGCTTTCATGATTAAACAGTATGCCGGAAGACGCATGCATACCGTATGCATTTCTGTAAACACGAGTCATGTGATGCGCATGCAGCTTTGAGCATGCATATGGGGATACAGGTAACATTTTACTATTCTCATTAAAAGCCTGATTGTCATCATAATCAGTACTGTCTCCAAACATTTCAGAAGAAGATGCTTGGTAGAACTTTGTATGAGGACTTGATGCGCGTATTGCCTCAAGTATCTTTAAGGTTCCTTGGCATATCCCGTATGATGTGTATTCTGGAATTTCAAAAGACACCCCCACATGAGACTGTGCAGCCAGATTGTAAAGTTCATCAACATGACATGAGCCAAGAAGGTGAGTTATGCATGGTCCATCTTGCAAGTCATAATAACGCAATATAAAATCTGGGTGAGACATCAAATGATCTACTCTAGATGTATTAATAGTTGAAGTTCTTCTCTTCAGCCCTATTACTCTGTAACCTTTCGATAGCAGTAGCTCTGAAAGGTAAGATCCATCCTGACCATTGACGCCTGTGATAATCGCTGTTTTTTGCATTTTTATCCAATCTTACTTATGATTGTAAAACGTTTTCTATTTTTGATACTAGATTATCTCTAGGAACCAGTCCATTTATTCGCTCAACCACTTGATCTTTTTTAAATATTAGCATAGTTGGAACAGAAGAAATATTAAACTTATATGCTAGTTCCATATTTTCTTCTGCATCGATTTTTCCAAATTTGCACTTGCCATTAAACTGCTCAGATAAAGAAGCCATGATAGGCGCAAAGGTTCTGCACGGAGCACACCACGGCGTGCTGAACTGAACAAAACAAGGAGTATCACTCTGATAAATTTCTTTGTCAAAATTATCAGTATCAAGTTTTACAATATTTTCTGACATTATTTTTTTCTCCATCTTGGATGTTAAATTTCACTATTCAAATTGTCGGACACTTCTGGTTCATTGTTATTGTCCATTTGTCGTCTAAGATCTAAATTCTCATTTTTTAATTGATTTATGAATTCGTTTTGCAAAACCCATTTTTCTTCACTGGCAAGAAACTGCAAGTCATGCTCAAGTGAATTGATATAGCGCCTAGATTGACATAAAGTAGCAATCACATGCCCAGGTAGTGGCTCTACATCTAAGTTTTGCAAAATGTAATCTATCTGATTGAAGATAGAAATAATATCGCCTTCTGTTTTTTCTATGTTGTCCATCCCCCTATATCGGCAACATAAGAAAAAGACAGAAGGCGATATTGCTATTTTATGCGCAATTTGCTTTTGGGTCTACAGAAGACTCTGTAATCTGTGCACTGTCGATAATCACAGATCCTTCACAAAAGAGAGTGGGAGCATTTGAGCTTTCATAAAGCCCATGAGCAAGCTGCACGATCTTTTTTTCAAGCACAAAGTCTTTGATGATGCGGTGAGTAAACACTCGCAAAGAATTAGTCAAAGGCTGATTTCTTGACTCTGCAACAAACCTTGCTACTTCGGTGGGCTCAAAAGGCTCTGAACCCTTAAGCTTAACAAAGTTCTCAACACATTCCCTGAAAGGCTTTCTGATGTCCTTTTGAGAATTTTTAGATTTTGCCTGATCTTCAAGACTTACGATCTCTTTTGAGCATGCCTCAATTGCCCTAATGTTCTTGATCATCTCATCAAGAGCAGATCTCAGTCTATTTGCCTTCTTAGCACTTTCAACAGAAGCAATCTTGTAAGTCATGTCTGCAACGATGTGCTCAAGCTCAATTCGAGTATTTGCGGCCTGCTTTTTCATTGAGGCAAGCTCTACTCTGTGCGCTCTGATGTACTCGTACATCTCGTAGAGGGTCATAGACTTGCTTGCGGTAGTAGTCTTGTGCTCTTGAGTGGCGATAAAGTTGATCATCTGGCTTACTCTCCTAGAATTCAGCAAGTACTGTTCCTTCGCATCACTGAAACAACAGATTCAGTTGATGAAAGAGTTTTTGTAAGTGCCTGCAGACAAAGCGTTTGCGTATACGGAAGCAATCGCCTTGTGCATGTACTATACATGCGCGCACAGCCTTGTCAAGTGCTGTCGGAAACTTTTTTTACTTTTATACGAAGATTACAGATGCTCGACTGACATGCCTTCAATCCACTCTTTTTTAATCTTAATGACTTCGTAACCACCAGTAGTCTTCATGCGACCACTGATGACATTCATCTCTTTGCATGTTTTGTCTGCAGATTCTTTAGATGAAAAAACAAGAATTTTACGCCCTTCACCGCCAATGCCATCGGCAAGCAAAAGAGGCTCCCCGTCAATGTCATATCCGACAACTTTTATGGCGAACATTAACGCATTATACTAGTGCATGATATAAGTGCAAGCATCCAGCCAGTCCAAAACCAAAAGAAAAATTTAAGTTTTTCTTTTAAGTTGCAAGTGCCTTCGCTAATTTGAGCTGTCTTTGACATTGATCCACCCCGCTTTTAAGCCTATCTCAAACCAAGCCTCTTTGGTCATACGGATTTCAGAGGAAGATTTTTTATTTTTTAAATCATGATGAGATGTCATATGAGGCTTTTTGTCCACTCTTGGAGACTTTTCAGCATCTCTTTTTTGTCTGACAGCCTTGCTTTTAGTCTTTTTTGACATTCCACGGGATGTTGTGGGGGTCTTCTTGGATACTTTCTTGGAGGGCCGACATTTTGGGTAGGCCCCCTTAGATGAATCCGACCTACCGCATGGTGGGTGTTTGCCGCTTTTATCTGTACGAGATATATCCACCCATTTTTCTTTGAGCCATTGTCTTAGGTCTGCCGATTTTTCTAAAGATTCTTTTTCCATAAAAACTCTATTTTTTAATTTATCGATGTTTTTACATATTCCTCCTCAAGGTGAAAGATTGCTTAAAAGAGAAATAATAACAGCTGCTTCGGGCACGCTTTAATCGACATATAAGCAGGGAGGAGTTTGTATGCTAAAAACAAGTGAGCACTTAGCAAGATATAAGTCCGTAAAAAGATTTATTAAGCACGTTAAAAAACATTTGCAAGAATACAAAATGACTCTAATATGGGGTCAGGGATATACGGTGCACTGCGGAGGCTATACAAGCAGTGCTTACTTCTCTGAACAAGAAAGAGTAATTAGAGTAGCAAAAAAGAACAATCTGTGGCTTGAGGCTTTAGTTCATGAATACGGCCATTTTTTACAATGGCTTGAAAAGTCTAAAATATATAAGAAATCAGACTCTGCATTAATATATGTAGACAAGTGGTTTTCTAGAGAAAAGATACAAAAGAAAAGACTTGAAAACGCATTTAATATCGTGAGAGAAATGGAAAGAGACTGCGAGATAAAGGCCTGCAGAATAGCTAAAAAGTTTAAGCTACCAATAAACCTTCATGGTTATGCTAGAAGAGCAAATGTATACATATATTCGCATTGGATAATGGAAGAAGAACAAAAGTTTTGGGCTTTTAGAAGAGACCCAATGGCAAGCAAATATATACTGTCATTGATGCCTGATAATTTTAGAGTTCACACTCATAAGAGAATTCCAGACAAGATCCATAAAGCACTTGCTGGATATCTTAAATAATTAAGTAATGCTTTCTAAAATTCTACGACCAAATATGAGATCTTTACGAATATCATTAATCAAAGAACTTGTTTTTAAGTTTTGGCGCTTCATGGCATCCGTAAGCATATCAAGGTGACTGAGTGCCTGATTCGCAACATTAATCATCTCTTGGGCAAAACGAACTGGCTTATTTGGATATTCTTGCATTACATGCGTATAGTCTTCTTCTAAAAAATTAGTCAACGCCAGCACGTCATCTTCTGAATCTCTGACACTATCTGAAAATTGGTAAAACTGATTGGATATATGCAACAGTCTATCTATTGCGTCTTGAAGGACAAGATATGCATCTCTTATGAGAGCATCAGAAGGCTGCTTTGCGCTGTAAGGTGGAGCATTCGATATTTGAGATATTAACTCTTGATCTTCTGCACTTACGTCAGCTTTTTTTAGCCAACCAGTGTTAATCCCCACTTGCAACCAATCTATCTTGTTAAATTTAAATTTCATAATTTTAAATTCTATAAATATCAAACATATCCTGCCGATATACTATTTCAAAAGCAAAAACAAACAAGCCATGCAAATTGCTATGCAAATCGCAAAGGCAGCTGCTGCAATAAGAAGTAATAGCGGTGCGGCAACTGGCAACAAAATCCAAGACCATCCTATTTCGCAAAAGTTAAATACTTTTAAAGTAAGCAATATTAAACTGGTGATAGTGGCAACTGTATAGTAGATTTTAAAATTCTTCATGAATCCTCCAAGCATTATTTCGGAAATATATAACGTATAAAATACAAGCAAGGTACAGGAGTAGTTATTTTTGTAAATAATTTTACACAATAGGAGAAAAAATGAACTGGTACAAAATATCGCAATCAGAAGATCAAGGTAGAAATTCGCATGGGATTGAAGACGTAGCATCAAGCTTGAAATTTCTACCTACTCACAAACAAGCAAGAAGATACTCTTTCTTTAAAATCATTGGCGGCAATATAGAAAGCATGCCTCCAATGAGTTATGGAGTAAATGATAAGGAAGATTTAAGAGTAGTGACAATGACTTCTGACGGAAAAGAAACAGAAAACACCGCTAAAGATGGCGATGTCATAATGA